AAGGTGGCAGCGGAGCCGGTGGATTTCGTTTTCCCGCCGATGCCGCCCGCTATCGTCATGCACGATAAATTAGGTCCGCTGTTTGATCGCCTGTCGATGCATTTCTACGCTTATAAGTGCATGACTAGCGCCGCGCCGCAACAGCCCGCGCAATCTGCCGAGCAGGACGAGCGGGCGGCGAGCCCAACGGATGACGAGATTATTGAAGATGCAACCGAAGCGTTTGGTCGAAGCCGCGAATACTCGAATTGCTTTGGCGAGCCTTCTGAGCGAAGCCTGGTGCATTTCGTTCGCAAGTACATGGCTCGCGCCGCATCCACGCAATCCACGGCAACGCAGCCAGTGCAGACACAGGTGGCGCTGACGGATGAGCAGGTGATGTCCGTCTCAATCATCAACGGAGAGGTGACTGATTACAAATACGCGGGAAACCTCCTGGATGGCGAATACCCACTCTATGTCGTGCGTCATCTAACGGAAGGACAGGCAGCATCGATTCTAGCTGCCGCGCTTCGATTCGAGACGGAAGGGAATAAACCAATGGCCAATGACCTGCGCGCCCTTCTCGCCGCGCAACCTGTGAGCGGAGCCGACCATGACTGACGACGACATCAAGCGCATGCATCTGGAAACGACAGGCTTCGATCTGGATGCGAGTGAGTCGGCGTTAGTCGACTTCGCCCGCGCCCTGCTTGCAAGCAAGCCTGCCATCATCGGCGCGTCAGATAGAACCGAGATCTTCAGTAGTAACCTTCAGCGGACACGCGAACAGTGGGAAAAGTGCGACCCCGAGGCGATGTCGAAAATGTCCCAGGCGGCAGTATTCCACGCGCTCAACGATGCGAAGCGGGACGTTCTCATGATGCACGCGCTGCTCGCCGCCCCACAACAGCCCGCGCAATCTGCCGAGCAGGACGAGCCTTACGGTTATGCGCCAGAGAACCCGAATGGCAATTACTTCACGCGCAACAAATCGACTGCCGATTATGTCGGCGGAATGATCCCGGTCTATGCCCGCGCCGCATCCACGCAATCTGCCGCCCCGCAACCAGCACAGACACAGGTGGCGCTGACGGACGAGCAGATCTGGCAGTCACTGAAGGACATCGCCGATAGTCATACCCACCCTGATGACGTTGTTGAAGCAGGACGCGCGCTTCTCGCCGCGCAACCTGTGAGCGGAGGGAAATCGTGAGCGAGCGCGAAAAGGAATGGGCCGCTTATCAAGCGTGGAAGAAGGATTTCAGAGGGCCGATCTACTTCCAACACTGGGATCAATGGATCGCGGAATTTGGATTCGCCGTTTGGCAAGCATCCCGCCGCTCGGCGCTTGAGGAAGCGGCACAGATGTTCCAAGCGCTAGGCAAAGATCTGGTTGCTATGCAAATCCGCGCCCTCGCCAAGGAGACAAATAATGGTTGAAGACCTGATTAAGCGGTTGAAGGAAGCCGCGCAAGCAGCGACACCCCAAAACCTCGACACGGCACAGCAGGTCGAGCGCTTTGAGGACGGCAGCCATATCACCTGTCCGACCTGCGGCGGAGAAGGTTACGCCGAGCTGAATTCCGACTTCTGCAATTACGACGGCAAAGCGATCGGCGTGCAGTTCTACGGCATCGGGCCGGAACACTCAGCGGCAGAGGCGTATTTCCGTGCCGCCAGCCCTGCTGCCATTCTCGAATTGATCGCCATGATCGAACAGCAAGTCGCCCGCCTAACCGCCCTTGAGTCCGAGCGCGACGCTCTACTCGCGGCAGCAGGGAAAGAGGCGGTGAAGGGTGAGCCTGTTGCATGGCTGATCGACTGGCCCGACGAGCCGGACCTTGGCCATTATTTCGGCGAGGAGCCAAACGAGTTCGCTCGCAGCGTACCGCTCTACACCGCTCCAACCGCCGCTCTTGAGAAGCCGTCTGATGCGCTGTACACGATGGACCAGATGCGCGACTACGCACTGGCATTCCACAAATCACGTCTCGACGCTCATGGCGACCTAACGGCGAAGCAAAAGTGGGACATTGCGGAACGCGTCCATTCTCAATGCGAGGCCCCGAAGCCGCATGCAACATTTAGGTCGGCGGCTTCTCAAGCGATAAATGACACTATCGCCGCCCTGTCACAGAAAGAGGGAGAGCAGCAGTAAATGGCAGACGCAGCACAACGCATGGTTGAAACCACGAAGAACGCATGGGGTGTGAAATGAGCGAAATCGAGATTGCAGAGCGCGCGGTCCAACTGTATGCGCAGCGCCACCCGAGGCCCGTCCAGGTGACGATAACTCAGGCGGCAGAAATGCTCGGACTGAGCCGGCACACGGTATCGAAGATGGTCCGCGTCGGCCAGCTCAAGCTGAACAAATGCGGGCTGATCCCTATCGAGTTGGTGGACAGGGTTCTGGAGGCGGTCTAGAGCCGTGCGGCAATATCCTCGGCCGACTCGCGATAGTACGTATTCTGCAGAATGGACAGGTCCTTGTGCCCGCTAATTTTCGCCAGCGTCATCACATCGACCTTCCGCGACAGCCGGGTAAGCGCCTCGGCCCTCGTGTCATGAAAATGCATCGTCGCAATTTCCGGCATCGTGATCGCCAGCCGCGCGCGCTCCTTCCTGAACAAAGTTTCCAGAGACGCGGCCGTGATCGTGAAGAACTGCTTCCTGGTGGCCAGCGGCTTCAGCAACCTAACTGCATGGCGCGTCAGAGGAACAACACGAGGCTTGCCCGTCAGATACTGCATCTTGTGCGAGAGCGTCGCCGTGCGTTTCTTCAGGTCCACATTATATGCACCCAGTGAAACAATCTCCCCCATCCGCATTGACGTTCTCAGGGCGATCAGGAACGCATAGGCGACCTCCTGAGTCTTGCTGATAGGTGTACGGCCGGTGACGTAGTTGCAGGCCCGGCACAGCGCCCTGACTTCCTTTGGCGTCACTCGTCTGTCCCGCGGCGGAGGATCGTTCGGGAAGCGGAACCCGGCGAACGGGTTATGCGTCATCCAGTGCCACTCATCTCGCGCCGTCAGAAGAGCATTGCGAAGCCAGTTGATGTCGCGGTTGACGGTCGAGCCGGCGACTTTCTTCAGCCTGGCATCCCGCCATCCGGCCAGCACCGGCGTCTTGACCTCGGCGAGCGGCAAACTCACCACTTCCGGGAAGTCCCGGATGAAAGCCTGAATGCGCAATGTCTCGTGACGGACCCCTTTCTTGTTCTCCGTCACTTCCTCGATATAGCGCTCTAGCGCCTGCTTCAGCGTGTGCTTTTCATCTTCCGGCACGCCGCTGAGTCGGCGCATTTCTTCCTCGCGCGACACGGCCCATGACTTGGCCTCGCGCTGCGTCCTGAACACCTGTGTATCGCGCCGTCCCTTGACGAAGATTTGCGCCCGCCATTTGCCGTTCGGCTGCTGGGTAATCGAGGCCATGTGTGGAGTACCGTGTGTGTGGAATGTGGGGAGAAGTCTACAAACTTCTACACACGGCGGTCAATCGGCACCTAACAGGGCTAACTCATGGTTAGCCTAAGCCCTTGTTTACACAAATTTCTTCACTGACCGTAGAAACTTGTATATAGTTGGTGGTGCCGGGGACCGGGGTCGAACTTCCAAGCTAGGAAGGCGAGCCCGATACTTCAAGAGAATTTATGTGGAGCCCGGTAAAGATTTCGGCAACCCTGCCGATAACCAATAATCTCACCGGGAGATTCACCATGCGCAAGATTATCATCGCTGTGGCAGCACTTACCTTTTCCGCCGCTTCGTTCGCTTCGTCCATGAGCGCCAATGCAGGGCATCACGGAGGCGGAAACAATGGAGCAATGGGCGCCGCGGCCGGCGCATTCGGCGGCGGCAGTTCGGCGGCCGGTTCTGCTGGATCGGGTCAGTCAGGTATGGGCGGCTCGTACTGGTCGCCGAACCTCAATGCCGATCCGGTTGACGCTTACCAGCCTTGGCCTCAGTCGGAAATGCGCAAATACCAGCGCCCTTAATTCTGGGCTGGTGTGGACTGGGCCAGCAACTCCGTCTTACGGTCGCTCGACTGGCTGCTGCCAAAGTAGTAAGCAACCACCGCCGACCACGATGCGCCAAGCGCGCCGAGCATCAGCATGAGGGCATCATGCGCTTCCTTCTGGATCGGGTAGAACATCATCAGCCCGAGGCAACCGAAGAAGCCGAGCGTGACGAAGATAGCCAGAAACGGCGCCGTCACGCTTTTGGTGCTGATCTGCATCGCGCGCGCGCTGGCCCGGTCCTCGACTGCGAGGGAGGCCAGGGTTTCGGTGTTCTTGAACCCGGCTTGCGCCATGGCGAGCGCATAATCCTGATCAGCCTTTCTCATGGCCGCCAGTTGCTCGGGCGTCGCGCCACTGATCGCCGCGGCGAGAGTCGATTGACGGTCATCGGTCGATGCATCAGGTTTGGCAGTGATGCCGAACACGCTTTCCAGTGCCGTTACAGCGCCGCCGGCAAGCGGGCCGCCGAGAACCGTTGCGATCGTCGGCGCGAGCGTCTTGACGACGTTCAATGCGGATGTCCATGCGCTCATGCTGCGCTCCTTTCGCTCAGTGCGTCCTTGGCAAGCGCGAGCAGCGCAAGCCGGTCTGCATAGCCGTTCATGCCGCCATTGATCCGACGGGTAATCGTTGCAAAGTTGCCTGCATCGGCGAGGTCGTTCAGGCCATGCACGTTCCAGAACCACGCAGCCGACAGCGCTGCATTCGACGGCTGTTCGAGCAGTTCAGGAGACGACACGAAGTCAATGCCCAGGGCATCGCTCGCTTTCTGGTAGTTCGCGCGGCCGGTGATCTGGATCAAGCCTCGCCCCATGAACCGCTTCCCGTCTCCCGGTTCTGTATTGCCGAGGTCTTTGCGGCCTTCGTAACCGGCCTGTGCGGGCGTTGGTCCCCACAGTTCACGCACATAGACGAGTCGCCCGCTTTCGTGCCCGATCTGCGCGAGGAACGCCGCCTGCCGCGCGTCGCTGTCGATCGCCCATAACGCCATTGCCGCGCTGATGGGATCGGCCCATGCCTGCGTTCTCGATACCGGAATGCCGAGCGCCGCGGCTAGCGTCTCGGGAGTCACTTTTGCCCCCGATACCGGCTGATCGAGATATAGGTCTGCACGACGCTGTAGACCGTCGATGCGAGCAGAGCAAGCCCCGATAGCGTGATGCTGTCGATGGCGTGTCCAACGAAAACCCCGAGCCATGCCGGTGCGGTTTTGGCTACCGCAATGAGTTGTTCTTTGTAATGTTCCATGGGTTCAGTCCGGGATCGTGGCATTTTTTCCATCATCCGCATCAATCGACTTGAGGCAGTGATCCTTCTGGAAGATGTTCAGGAACTTGCAGAGCACGCAGGCCCATACCTTCCCTTCCTTCACCCCTTTGCCTGCTCGGCTGCTCAGGGTTTCATCGCTTGCGCCGCCGGCCGCGACATTGAGGGCTCTGTCCAGTAACAGAAGCCAGTTCATCGTGTACCGCAGTAGAAAGTTGAGCATCGCCGTTCCCCGTTATGCGTATTCTTCGATAATGAAACCGCCTGTATTGCCCGCTATGCCGGCTGCTGCCGACTGGTTCTGAAGCACCGTTGCACCGATCCCGCCCTGGCCGAGCGAGCCGAGCGGAGTCTGCCCACCGTAGCCGCCGATGCCGTTACCCGATCCGCCGATCCCCACCTGTCCGACCTGACCTTGACCCGATACAAGGAACGTCCCTGTTCCAGATGGCGCCGCCGCCGGCCCTCCAGGCGCTGCGAATACGGCGCTCGTCGATGCCAGTCCGCTCGTGCCGCCGGGGCCGCCAGGAAGCACCAGAAGCGAGCCGAAGGAACACTGTTGCCCCGCTCCGCCGGTCCCGCCAGTTACGCCCGTCCCTGCAGCGCCGACCGTCACCGTCTGCGAAGCGAGCCCCGAAGCAATCCAGATTTCGCCGTATGCACCGGACGATCCGCCGGCGCCGCCTGCGGTCTGTCCTGATGCTGTCGCACCACCGCCGCCCCCGGCGCCGCCGCTGCCTGCCCCGCGCACGCGCGCAGCAGTTGCTCCGGGCGTCGGCGTATAAGTCCCGCTCGCCGTGATCTTCTGGATATTCAGCAGAGCGCCGCGGCCACCGGTCGAGCCCGAGACCTGAAAATTCGTGCCGTCATAGGTGACCTCGACAATCTGGCCCGGCCGTATATCGCCGACCGCGAGCGAAGTCGATCCGAATTTCGTGATGCTGACCGCGCCGAGTCCGTTGACATTGAGCGTGACGGCTGCGGTCGTGTTCGCGCCGGCTGAAATGAAGCGGAACCGCTGACCGCGCGCATAGGCGGCTGGCGCGATGTTGGTCGCCCCTGTGATCGTGTCAGTTCCTGATACCGTTCCGAGCCATGTCGGCGTACCATTCTGGAAGTCCTGCACAGAGATAGGCTGCTTCTGGGCGCTCGCATTCGCCATGTTCGTGAGCGTGAAGCCGCCCATTTGTAGGTTCGCGGCGACCTGTTGCTGGCCGTCTTTCGTCAGGCAGATGGAGAGCGCTGCAGCGATGTCCGCATCCTGACCTTGCATGCGCGACGAACTGATGTTCAGGCCATTCGCTGCGTCGGCTTGCCAGTTATATGGCAACGAGTACGAACCGCTTCCGTTAAAAGGCATCTCAGACCCCTATGCAAAATTCGATAACGGCGCTCGCGCCAATGATGTGTGTCGCCATTTACGTGATCCTGAAGTCATCGGTTTCCGCCTGGCGTTCGTGGCGCCTGCTGCAACAGCAACGCCCCCAGGGCGTTCTGCGTCGCGGAATTAACCGGCTGTTGCGCCGCATCTGAAAGACGTGCTGCCAGCGCCCGATTCACGAGCGCGCGGTTCTGCGCGTTCTCGATCAGGCCGCCGACATACGGAATCTTCTTCACCCCCGAGCCGACGAGCGAACCCAAGGCGGAAGCCGTGTTGGACGTGTTCACCGGCGCTGACGACGGGAAGGCATTCATATACGAACCCACGCGGCCGATTGCATTGAGCTGCGCGAGTTCGTCGGGCGTATAGAACGCCGCGAGCTTCGACGGGCCGAATGCCTGCATCTGCTGCGCATACCCAGACGGCTTGAATGGCGCATCGCCAGCGACGTTATTACCGAACCCCTTCAGCGCGAGCTGCGCGCCGATCTGACTGCGCGCCTCATTAAAGGCGCCCGGGTCTTGCGACTTCAGGAGATTCGCCAGCGCACTCACCTGATCCGTTTTCCCACCGATGAGATATCGGCGAACGAAGTCGTCAGGATTGATGCTGTCGGTCGCTGCAGCTTCAAGAGCGGGAATCTGATCCTGCAAGGCGAAGCGTTGCGCAGCGAGCGCGCGCGCCGGCGCATAGACGCCGCCCTTGTCGTCAGCCGAGAGAATCGCGTTCTTGACGCTGTTGCGCAGCGTGCCGAGCGCGGCGTTCGTCGCCGGGTCGTTGCTCTGGTTCGCGTTGATGACCTTCAGCAGATTCTCAGCGTTCTCAATCGAAAACGTCTTTTGCTGAGTCCCGCCCATCAGCCCGAGCTGGTTGAAATTGTTTCGGACACCGCTCGGAACCTTGTCGCCGAAGTCGTTCAGCACCTGCGCATAGTCCTGCGCGAGGCCCGTAAGCGGAACGTCCAGATTCTTGCCGCTCGATGCGCGCGCCGCGACGTAGGCGTCGCTCACCTGCTGCGACATCTGGTTGTCGATTGCCTTCAGCGAGCCCTTGATTGCAGAGCCAGCCTGATACGTGTCCGACGGGTTGCCAGCCAGCCCATAGAGCGCCTGCTGAAGCTGCGTGTTCTGCTGGTTGAACCGGTTCGCCAGAGGCTCGCCGACACCGCTGACGCCGCGCATGTTCAATTCCTGCGCGAACTGCGTCGGATCGCGCGTGATCTGGCCGAGCGTCGGCTGAATGCCCAGCGCCTGGAAGTCCTGATTACGAAGCGCGGCAGCAGGACTCAGACCGGGATTCTGCTGGATCGCGGCGGCAACCTGCTGTTTCGTCGGCGACATCATCGCGCCGGGATTGTTCGGATCGATCGGCCCGGTCATGGATGCTTCGGGCGCATAGGACAAACGCGCTTGCGGGCCAAGTTCGTTGACGACCTGATCAACGCCGGAATCAGCCAGCGACGCCGCGGCGGCCGGCGTTACATTGGGCGCCATCATCGCGCGCGGCGCGAGCGCGCGAGCGCCAGCCGTTGCAACGGAACCCGCACCGACGCCCGCAGCACCCCCGAGAAGAGCAGCGCCGATCTGATAGCCCGGGCCGAGTCCGAGTTCTCGCGCTGATCCTGAGCCAGCGCCTGCACCGGCAGAGCCGAGAATCTGCGCGCCGGGCGTTGCCTGTAATCCCTGCCCTACCGCCTGCGCGACTGGCGACGCAGCACCGGCCAGCATCTTGCCGATGCCGACGGATGGAGCGACGCCTGCCATTGCGCTTGCGGCGTCCTGAACAACCCTCTCAGTTCCGTTCTGCGGTTGCGGCAGCCCAATGCTGTTTTCGAGATCCTGAACGGACTGGGAGACGGGCGCCAGGTGCGTGCCGAACACCTTATTTATGCCCGCATTGAGCGCATCGCCAGCCATCGCCGGCAAGGACGTGACACCGGTGATGCCCGCGCGCGCCGTGAGCCCCAACTGATGCGCAAGTTGCCCGGCAGCGGAGGGTTTTGCCGCGGCTCCCGTGCCGCCCGCTGCCGACGCCGGGACTGGTGCTGCTGCGTCAGCGAGGAATTGCGCCGCAAGCCCGGTTGCAGCCGGCGCAGACGCAGCGCCAGCGCTCGCCGGCGCAGCGCCCGCATCAGCCAGAAACTGTGCGGCGAGATCTGTCATTGCAGCGCTCCCAGCTTTTGCAGCGTCTGTATCTTGTTGACGATCGCCGGGTCCTGCTGCATGAGGTTTTTAGCGAACGCCGCGCGCGCGGTCGGGTCTTTGATGTTCGCGTACTGGAAGATGCGCGGATCGGCGTTCTGGTCGAACTGCACTTCGGTATTGTTGTATGCCTGCGCATCGCCCTTATTGCGCAGCGGCGCGAGCAGGCGTGTTTTTGCCTGAACCATCTGGCTTGCGCCCTGAAGATTGTCGGCCGCTTCGTTGATCGCCTGCGGCGTCATGTGCGAATTCGGATAGGCCGATTGCAGGATCGATCGAGCGGCGTCCGTGCCCATGCCGCCAGCGCTCAGGCGTGCGGTAATCTGGTTCGAATACTTGTTCAGCAGATCGTTTGCCGTGACTGCATCGGTTGCCTTCTCGCTGCCGGCGAGCGACAGCAAGCCATTCACATAATTCAGTCGATCCGACTGCGGGCCGACCGCGGCTTTCGCAGCCAGTGTCTTGATGTTTTGCAGGTTCGAAATGACGCCCTGCGCCTGCTGATTCGCTGCGCTCAGATCGGTCCACTTCTTCGAGAGTTCGTCCTGAAGATTGCCGGCGCCTCTCTCTGCGCTTATAGCGGCACCGAGCGGGGGCGCAGCAGCGGGTGCACCGCCGCCACCAAAGACGCCAGTCGGCCCGTTCTCGTGCAGCGAGATAGCCGTGCTGAGCGCCTGACGCTGCAGCGGATTGGACAGGTCGATCTTCTGGTTCGGACTGATGCCGAGCCGTTGCGACACGTCCTTGATATACGCCTGCGTGTCGTTCTCGTTCGGGGGCGCCCACTTCGAGATCACGCCAGAGATCGTATTGACGCCCTGCTTTCCATAGCTCGCCAGGTTGTCGTCCAGTGCCTTCAGGCCCGTTTGCATATCGGGGTACTGCGCCAACTTTCCGCCAGGCATCATCGCGCCAGGGTTGTTATTGCGCACCGGAGCAGGAGCGGTCGGATTCGTCACCGCGGCTTCGTTCGAATACTCCATCTGCTGCGTCTGCGGGTTGTAGACCTGGACCGGCTTGAACTGTGCTCCACCGGCCGCCGTTGCCGCAGCGTTGCCCTGCATGACTCCCTGCGCGCCCGCGATCGGCTTTACTGCCGCGACATTGCCGGAAGCGTCGAATAGCGGCGTCGCGCCATTCGGCACTTCGGGATTGAACGCGACAGGCTGCTGCGTGAACGGGTTGCGCATGATGCCCGTTCCAGTCGTGGGCGCAACGTATGTGTCTTTGCGGAACTGCGCCTGATTCGCCGCCATCGGATCGAAACCGCCCTGCCGCGCAGCGAGCGTGGCCGCCGTCGGGGCCATCTGTTGCGCGAGCATCTTTCCATAGGCATCCGGCCCGAGCATCCCGAACAGGATCATCGACTGCTGCGGCGTCTTGCCGGGCAGCGTCATCACTCCATTCGCCATCTGCGTTTGTGGCCCTACCTGTGTTCCGCCACCCATCGCCGCGCCGAGATCGGCTGCTCCGGGTGTTGCGATAGGAGCCGATACGACGCCTTCTCCAGACTGCCCACCCGTCATACCGCCGGCATCGACCGGAGCCGCCTGGGGCGCCTGAGGTTGACCGCCGAACGCATTCCCGTACATCTGCCCCATGATCTGCGCCTGCTGACCCATCGAGTCGCGCGCGATCTTGTTGCCCGCGTACATGTTCGCCATCTTGGCGAGACCTTCGAGCGGGCTGATGCGATAGCCTATGCCGCCGACCTGACGGTTGCTCGTGTCGATCGGCTGCAATCCCTGCTGAAGCAGCGCCTGCCCGATCGCCTGCTGCTGCTGCAGCTGCATCAGGTTCTGCTGCTGGTCAGGCGGCAGCAGCGCCAGCATCGGATTCATCCCCATAGTGGGCTGAGTCGGCATTTCAATATCCTCCGTACAGACCGAGACCGCCCATGCCTTGCAGCATCATCTGGCCGACCAGTTGCTGTTGTGGCGTCTGGGCATAGCCGGTGCGCGCCGGCATCGCCTGCGGTGGAGCGAGCAGCGTCGCGGTGGGATTCTGGTAAGCGGTCGAGTTATCTTGCTGACTGTTCGCCTGATTCGCGCGCTGCTGAGCAAGCTGGCTTTGCTGCTGCATCACCTGCTGGGCGAGGTTCGTGAAGTTGCCCATGTTCAGGCCACCCATAGAAGCGCCGCCGATATTCGACAGGCCAGCGGTTTCACCCGACATGCCACCGCCAAGCGCGCCGCTTGCCGTGCCACTCATGCCACCGCCCGGCAGCAGGCCGCTAAAGAGGCCTGTCGGAGACGACCCCAGAGCGCCGCCCATGTCGCCGCCCATCACCGTTCCGAGACCGCTGCCGCCCGCTGATACCGTTCCGGTCATGCCTGCGTCGCCTACGGCGGCAGGACCGCCGAAGAAGCCAGTCAGGCCGCTCGCGCCGGCGCCACCAGCGCCCGCGTCCGCTCCCAATCCGCCGCCGAGACCGAACAGGCTCGACATTCCGCCGCTACCACCGGCCGCCGCGCCAGCACCTTCAGCGCCTGCGGCAGCGCCGCCGCCCGCACCGCCGGCGCCCGCACCGAGCGCACCGCCCAATGCGCCACCAGTGAAGACGGAGCCAACCACCGCGCCCACGGTCGAGCCCGGCTTGTGATCGACCCAGTTATGGATGCCGGCCGTCTGCGAGTACAGCGGATCGATGTATGAGGTCGCCTTGTCAATCGGCGTGATGACCTTCGACAGTCCCTCATTGACGAGCGACGGGATTTTCTTGCTCGTGAGGTCGATGTACTTCTGGCCGCCAATCCACGACAGCGGATCGGTCCACCGCTGGAACTTCGAGCCCGCCGCGCCAAGAGGATCTTCGTAGTTGCTGCCGCTCAGCGAGTCGCCAAAGAGCCAGGACATATCAGCCTCCCAGCACGCGGTCGTAATTCACCGCATCGAAGCCGCTCGGCGTTCGGACGACAGCCTGCGGATCGACGCGCTTCACTTCGTCTGCCATCACGCCATGACGCTCCGTGCCGGGCTCGTCCCACACATATCGATAGCGGTACAGGTTTACGCCATCCTTCAGCGGGCCGACTGCCTCGATGTCAGTTTTCAGGCGCCGATCTGACATCATCTGGCCCATCATCGGCATGGCCGCGGCGCCCAGTCCAAAAAGCCCGCTCTTTGACGAGTTCGACGCGCCAGTCGATGCGTTGTAGCCATTCAGTTGGCCCTGGTACTGGTTCTGGAATGCCTGCGCGATGTTCGCCGGGTTCGCTGCAGACTGAGCCGTTCCCGTATTGCCCGGCACAAGACCCGCGAGGCTCGACAGTTGCGAGTACGGAAGCTGCGAAAGCGATGCCTGCTGGCCGTAATTCACGCCCTGCTGGTTCAGCAGATTGCCCTGCTCGCCAACCGCGGCGAGGTTGTTATTCAGCATCTGCGAGCCGATCTGCGAGCCGGTCAGGACCGACTGATTCGCCGCGTTGCTATACGCCTGATTTTTCGAATTGTTGAAATTCGTCATGGCGTTGTCGTACGCCTGCGAACCGGGGACAAGGCCCTGATTGGCAAGCTGTGACTCCATGCTCGACTGCTGCTGCTTGAACTGCGGATCGAGATACTGGGTCTGCGCGGCATACGCGGCCTGCTGGCCCTGCCGATTGGCATCCTGCGCGGCAGTCGGGCTGATCTGCGAGCTGAGTCCTGCCAGTTGCGAATTGACACCGCCGAGACCGAAGATCGAATTTCCGACGGTCGCATTCGAGTTGCCGGCCGCCGACATCGAGCTATTGAGCAGATTCTGAAGCGGCTGGCTCGCGCTGATGCTGGTCTGGTAGATCGGCGCCCCGGTCGCATCGGTGCCGACCACGTTGCTTTGCTGCGAGCCGAACGGATTCGAATAATTGTTGAGGTTCAGCGCCTTGTTAAACTGCGCTGTCTGCTCGTTCGTCTGCGTCGTTGCGTCCGCAACCTTGTATGGATCGGGCGCTTGAGGCGCGCTGCCGCCTTTGCCGCCACCCTCAAGCGTGGCCGGCCGGTTCTTGCCCAATGCGCGCGCGAACGCGCGTTCCGGCAGATCAGGAAATTCGTTGAAGTGCCGCACGCAGCCTCTCCTGTAGGAAGCGGCATTCGCTCTTGAGCATGCCGTAAAGAATCAGATCGCATCCGTCCGTGGTGCCTTCACGCAGGATTCCTTCACGCCGGAACCCAAGGTGCTCGTCAAAGCGCTGCGCATCGGCGTTATCCGCGCGCACGAGACCCGTCACGCGCCGCACGCCGAGCTGCACAAAGGGATAGCGGAAGGTCGCCGCAAGGAAGGCAGGAGTGATCCAGTGCCGTGAACCGTCGGAGGCCACATGCATCACGATTGACGCCTGCGTGTAATTGGTGAACAGCACGCCCGCGGTCAGTTCGCCGTCTTTTTCGAGGCCGAGCGCCGTGTAATCGCGAAACGATTCCTCGCCTACGCGATCAGCGACAAACCTCATAATCCGTTCGGGTTGATCCCAGACAATGCGTTTCATCAGTGCTTTCCCGATGCGCAAAGCTGGATGCACGAAGATGCGCGTCTGCTGAGCGCATCTTTTACCGCGGGGAGCCCCGCATGCATGAAGATGGAAAATCTGCCGCTTAGTGTAGGTAGCGGGAATTCAGAGTGTTAGCTGTGTCTGCGGTTCGTACATGAAAGTTGCGGATTCGATCGAATAGGCGACGCCCTTCGTCTGGGTTCGCATCCGGTAGGTCGCTGCGTATCCGATGCCATCGATCGATTGCCAGTCCGACTGGATGATCTGCGCACCGTTCCACGGCACCTGATCCCAGGGCGTTGTGTCCCATGGTGTTGAGAAGCCCTGCGAGAATCCAGGCGTCGAAGTCGGCAATGTGTTGCTGAAATCGACCGACAGGTCCATCTGCAACGAGAACGGCGAATTGGCGAGGAACACCGGGCGGACCATCTTGAAGTACTTCTGCACGCCGCGCATGTTGAAGTAATTGAACGCCGGCTTGACATCGGCGTTGATCGCGCTGCCGCCGTCGTCATTGCCCACATCAGCCTGCGCTACGCCATTCGGGCCGCCGAAGAACAGTCCGCTGTTGTAGTAGGCGAAACAGGTCGAATTCCACCCGGTGAAGCGGCACCATGCGTTCGTCAGGGTGTTCATGACGTACTGGTATGAGACCGTATCCTCCGCCGTCGGCACGTTCACAATCAGCTTATTACCGTCGGGATACAGAATCACCTGCCAGCCGAAATGCGAGCCATACGCGGAAACGTCAGCCGTGATGCTCGGGCTGATCTTGCGCGTGAGCGTTTCATTGCGCTCGGAGCGGTCACTGAGCAGCGCTTTACTGAGCGGCGTCAGGCCGTCGGCGCCGACAAATACGATGTCCGAACCGTACTTCTCATAGAAGCGCCGGCCGGTGGGCGCTCCAATGCGGAAGTGCGCGGAGATGCCGAAAGCGTTAGCCTGAGACGGATCGGAGCCCTGATACACGACCGCCTCACCGACTGAACTCACCAGCACAAGGTAAGGATTCAGGCCCGCCGAGTCGTCAATATTCCATGTCGCCATGCCAGCGAGGAATCCGCCCAGCGTCAACTCTGAGCCGATGTCGAGCACATTCGCCGCGCCCCCGACCTGGCCGACCGGCAGATACCATGCCTGCGTCGTGTTCAGCTTGGCAAACCACAGCCGCTGTGCGAACACGTTGACACTAACGAACGTCGTCGGATCGACGCCGGTAATCGCGATCGGCGTCGATGAGTTCGTGATCTGCTGCCACGCCGTGCCGTTATAGACGAGCGGCGCGTCCACGCCGTTCACCATCACGAGGAAATTGGCGCCGGCGTTGCTGAAGTTCACATACTGCCAGCGCGAATTCGTGAGGCCCGAAACGATAGGCGCACCAACCGCGAGCACATAGATCTTGCCGATGCCCGTCGGGACTGCCGCGGTGAACGTGAGCGTTTTCCCGCTGAGCGTGTACTGATCCGGGCTCTGGAATCCGCCATCGAAGTGAACAAGCAGATTCGCCGAACTCGGGTAGCCCTGCGACAGCGTAAGCGTTGTCTGTCCACTTGCAGTGAATGGCCCTTCCTGCACGATATTGCCGATCGCCACCGCGACGATATAGACAGTCGTGGTGAACGTCGGAATCGCAGACGTGAAGGTCAGCACCTTGCCGGCGAGGGTGTATTGATCCGGTCCCTGATAGGTGCCGTCGAACCACACGAGCAGGTTTGTCGGGCCTGCATAGGACTGCGAGAGGGTAAGCGATGTCTGTCCGCCGACGCCGGTAAATGGCCCTTCTGCGGTGATGCTGCCCGTGAGCGCGCCGATGCTCTCGATATAGACCTGATTCACGCCGGCCGGGATAGGTGACGTGAACGTGATGCTGTTCGGGCCGACCGTGTACTGATCGAAGCCCTGATACTGGCCGTCGAAGTGGACGATCAGATCGGCAGACTTCGCATATGTTTTCGACAGAGGCAGAGTCGTCGTGACGCCACCAGTGAACTGCGCGCCGGCCACGAATGGGCCTTCAACGACGACGTTACCAGCGCCGATAGGCTGATTCGCCGACACATCGTAGATGGCGCCCTTCGACACCGCGAACATCTTCTTGAGCGTGCCCGCCGTATAGACAGCCAGCGTTTCGACGTTCGTCAGGCCAGATCCCCACGTCTGGTATCCGTTGCGCAGCGGGACATCGGCGGTGCCAGGGAAATAGTTGTCCAGAATGACGGCATCGGTGGGCGGCATGTTCGACACCGCATCGAGCGTATTCAGACCGCCGACGGGCGGCGGCAGCGTTTCGGTCTGGAGTCGGGGCGCGCGGTTGACGGGTCGGCGCATATCAGGCGGCCTTTCGAGCTGCTTGCCAAGCGCTGGCGTTAGCTGAACGGGCGCGCTTGTTAGCTTCTGGGTCTACTGCACCTGCGCGTGCCGCGCGATAGTAAGTCGATTTACCGATGCCAAGGCATTTGCAGATGGCATCGATAAGCAATCCTTGCTCACGAAGCTTGCCGATTTCCCCCACCAATTCCTCATCGCGTTTGAAGTTATAGCGATGAGCGCCGCGCGATGTGCGGCCCGCTTCATCTCGATCCTTCATGTTATCCATATGCGTCCCGAGATAAAGATGGTCAGGGTTGCAACATTTATTGTTATGGCAGCGATGAAGTACGAAAAGACCATCAGGAACAGGTCCGCGAATAAGAGTCCATGCGGCCTTATGCGCCTTGCCCATTTTTTCTTTTCCGTCGAATGTGCCATAGAAAAACATCCCATAGCCGCTTTTCGTCTTTCCACCCTGCCATTCCCAACACCCGGTGCCGTTCGAATTGTCTATCTTCGATAGCAGGCGACCGAGAGCGCGATATTTCCAACCTTCATCAATGGCGATCATGAGTTCTCCTTTGAAGTTCTCACGTCCCATTATTGCTAGCGGGAAAACGGGAAACCCGCCTTATGATCCGAAACCTGTGTCAGGAATCGAAGCCGATCCGAGCAGAATCGGCGGCTCGGCGCGCGCATTGATCGGCAGCACGCGAGAGCCACCAGACCGGCCAATTGCGGCCTCGACTGCATCGTCATACTCGCGCTGCGCCGAACTCGAATCGAAGCCCTTGCGATTCAGGAAGCGCGCGATGATCCCGAGGATAAAGAGCCGGTCCTGAAGAACGGGCGTGTCCGTATCGGCCGCCCATGCGGTCTGAGGCACGCCCGCGGCGGACTGGCACCAGCCCGTTGAGTAATATTCCATCACCAGGCTATCGAGAGACGCCGGAACCGGGTTGACGAAGATCCTGTTGTCCATCAGGCGCCAGCGCAGACGCGGGCCGGTCGGGCTGATACCTGACTTCAGCACCTGCCATTCCTGAGCATTGAGCGGGCCGACCAGTTGCCAGCGGAAAGAGCGATCCCAGCCCGTTTGCTGGATGAAGTGGTCGCAATCGGGCGGTACCGCATAGCTTTCATTGCCGAACGAGAACAACGCGCCGGTCGCCGTGTTCAGAGCGTTCTGGTTCAGTGTGACCGTCATCCCGATCGGATCTACCGCGGTCACAGTGACACCGTAGGGCGTCGCCGTGCTCGTGCCGACCATGCCGACGGCGATATTCGCCACCGTGTTCATGTTCGTGATGACGTTCGATCCCGCGGTCGTGTTGCCGCTATACCCGCCGTACCCCACGAGGTTGAACGTGTATTCCTTGCGCATCGCCGGCCAGCCGTCATTCATGCCGCCGCGTGCTGCCAGATCCTCACCGACGCGCGTCGCGTGAATGAGCATCTGCGAGACCGTCTTGTCCGTGTTGCCGATAATCTGGCTCGGCTGCGGTAAGCCGAAGTCGCCCATGACCTCCTGAATGATCCGCAGGATGGTTTTCTGTCCAAGGGAGGTAATGGGCTGGGTCATGACTTATTTCTTCGCCTTTTCGGCACCCTGCGCGAGCGCCGCGAGTTCCTTGACCTGGCGCTTCAGGTCTTCAATATCCGCGTCGCGCTTTTCCAGTTCGCTCTGAAGGCGCAATGCCTCTTTGCCGTTCTCGGCCTGAGCGAGCCATGCAACCGCCTTGTCGCGCAGCTCGCGCGCGCCGAGCCAGGACAGGTTGCTATCCGCGATGCCGGCCAATTGCTCGACCGTATGGATGTGCATCGCCTTGAATTCCATCGCCTGCGATTTCGTCAGCGGACCCCATTGCTCGATCGGCGTGCCGGTCTGAACCTGTTCCTGCTGCGCTTCGAAGGCTCGCCACTGCTGCGGGAATCGACGCGGATCGGCCGGTCCCTGATGATCGTCCTCGAACTTCACCGGGCGGAAAATCTGCTTGGTCCGGTCGCCGGGGAAGTGGATACGCACATGCGGCACGTCCTTGAAAATCGGCCGGCCTTCTTCTTCCGATTTTGCGGTCTGATGGATGGCCTCCATCGTGAATTCCACGTAGAGGCGGCTATCGTCGCCGTGTGAGACGTGCAGCGAGTTGCCCTGTTCAACGATACGGGCCTGTGCGAAATCCATGGTGGTGAGTCTCCAGATGAGGGAAAAAGGGAGGGCCGAAGCCCTCCGAAGATGCTGCCGCGTGGATTACGTGATAGCCGGCTGTGCGGTGCAGCGGTCAAGCAGCAGGACAGCCTGCGTGGCCGACAGAACGACTGCGTTCGAACCACTGCCGAGCGTGACAGCCGGAGCCGTAGCGAACTTCGCGCCGAGCAACTGCTTGCCAGCCACTGCGGTCGGGCTGACGACGCCGGCGGCCTGCCAGTACACCGGGTTGCCTGCAACCGGCGCACCCTGGCAGGTGACAATGGCGTTGCCGCTGACCTGGAACCAGCCCCACTGATTGGCCGTCATGGCCGACACAGCCACGCCGATCACGTCGCCGCTGTTTGCCGTACCAGCCCATGCCGCCGCGCCGTTGATGATCGCGCCGTTCGTGAGCGACTGGTTGAACTGGCAGACCGTGCCGGCCGCAATCGTGCCGGTGGCCTGGGCGTAGACGAATTCGCCGCCGCCCAATGCCGCGTCATAGCCGCGCATGATCTCGAAGCTGAACGACTGACGACCCGAGCCCGTGCCGGCCACGAGGTTGACAGGACCGGGACCAGCAGTGTCGACATCCGTCAGCTTGACGACGCCCAAGGTGTTGTCATATGCAATGAAAGACATTTCGTTTCTCCCTTAGGCGATCAGCACGCCCTGAAGGCGGCGATTGGACGTGGTCATGTTGCCGGCGAAGCCGACCAGCTTGACCATCGCGTCCTGATTGACTGCATACCGGTCGTCGCCGATCGGTGCAAAGTTGCGATCGACGTGCGGGCGGAAGTAGATGTAATCCGTGTTCAGGAAATACATCGTGCTTGCCGGTGCGCCGCCGCCGAAGCCGCCGTCGAGCACCACGTCCGAATTCATGTACTTCAGCGAGTCGAAGCCCGCTTCGCCCATTTCGTTCGACGTGATGCGCTGGATGGCCTGCAACGATTCCAGATACAGACGGAAATAGTTGTTGTCGGCGATGATCAGATCCGGCTTGTCCGTCTGACGCACGAGCTGCACGTACAGGCGGTTCATGTACGACTGGATGTTCGCCGAGGTCGTGGCGCCGCCGCCGTCCGTGACACCCGAGAACTTCAGGTTGCGCCAGAAGCTGCCGACGGTCGTCGATGCGTCGATGCCACCCACCACGCCGGTCGTCGGCGTGTTCGACACGAGCAGCGCGAGGCCGCCAATCTGCCGTCCGCCATCAGCGGTGCCGTCCGAGTAGCAGTCGAGCGCGATGTTGTTGACGAGCGTCTTTTCCGCGTTCTTGATACGCGATTCGAGCAGGTCGATGATCGCTTCCTCGCCGGTGTTCTGGAGTTGTTCCAGACCGGAGATCGAGACGGCCACGGCTGCCTGCGCGTAGTTGTATTCCGCGCCGGTGAACACGTCGGACGGCGAAATGTTCAGCGCTTCATAACCGCTGTAGCGCTTGAACGTGCCGTTTTCGGCGTATTCGAGTTCCTGAACGATGGTCCGACCGCCGGAAACGGTCTTGACGTTGCCGCGCTTGCGGAGGCGGAACAACAGGGCGTTGTTCTTCGTGATGTTGTCAGCCAGCTTCCCGGTGCGATTGCGAAGCGTGGTCGTGACAATTTCCGTGAGAGTGCTCGACGGATTTTGCAGGGCCATGATGTGACTCCAAGAGGGTTACGAAGTTGTCGCGGCGCGCATCGCTTGCCGCAATTGATCGCGCAGGGAGAGGTCAGGGTTCGCTGCAATCGTCGTCGAGACAGTGCCCGCCGGTGATCCGCTGATTGATCCTGCCGCTTTACGCTTCGCATCAGCTTTGGCTCTCGCCTCGGCTGCCCGCTTCGCCTCTGCATCCGCCTGCTGGCGGGTCAGAATTGTGGAACGAACATCAGGGTTCGCATGGCACGCCATGTCGTACGCCTCCTGCATATCCTTAGCCTGTCCCGCGACCAGGAGATGGGCCATGAGCGGCTTCACCTGTTCGTAGAACTCGTTCTTAGGATCGGCAGCGAAGGCTTCGATCATGGCTTGAGCCTGCCCCTGTATCTGCTGATGTTGCTGCTGCTCGGTGCTCGTCAGATGGCCTTTGAGTTGGGCAAGCTCCTGGCGGAGTGATTGCAACTCGGGGCTAACTTGCGGGACGCCTTGCGCAGCGACTGCTAAATCCACTCCAAACTGTCCTGCCAGGTGCCGGAAAACGCCAATCTTCTGTTCGGGGCCGGCCGTGCGCAGAATGTAGGCAGTCTGGAGAAGATCCCGAACCGCGCCGGCTTCGTCGCCGCCTTCTGCGCGGATCATCGGGAGATAGGGGTTAATTACGTCTTTGAGCTTCTTGCCGAGCGCAGCATCCTGGCCGAGCGTCGTGATGCCGCGGTGCGCTTCTTCCTCGCGGCGCGCGATGACGGCCTGAACTTCGGGCGGGATCTTGTCCCAATGCGCTTTTTCGGCGGCCGACCAGGACTGCGGGGCTTTGGCTTTCGACTCGCTCGACGATTCGGCTGTATTCGGCTCTTTGGTCTCGCTCGCGGCCTTATTCGGCGCGGCGTCAGTGGGCTCGACAACCTTCGTTTCCGTCGGCTTTACAACTGGCTCGACAGCCTCAGGATCGCCCTTCAGATCGGCGAGGTTCTTGACCAGTTCGTCGCGCAGTGACAGCTCTGTTTCCTGCCCGACTTCGCCCGTTTCGCCCACCTGACTTTCGACCGTCATTTCCAATCCCCGCTTATTTGCATGCGGTACATGCTAGGTAGCGGGAATCTGGACGGCAATCAATGCATCTGCTGCGGTGGCATGCCTTGCGGCGGCATCGGTGGCGCTTGCGGTGGCTGCTGTTGCTGCATCGCCTGCTGCATCGCCTGCATCTTGATCTGCTGAAGTTGCGCCAGAAGGCGCGGCATGAAAGCGCCGATCATTTCCCCCTCCCCAAGACTTCGCGCGTGGCCTTCGTCAGTTCCTTGCGCAGGTTGAAATCGCCGCGTACCTCGCCGGGCTTGCGTCCGACGCGCTCGTTTCCGACTTCCGTATAGCCGTTGCGCTTCAGGAAGTCTCGGTGCGCGCTGCGGCTGTTGATCACTGGCGGCTTGCCGGTGGCGACATCGACGGCGACCGCCTGATATGGGCCGATGTCGGGCGCGACCATAGGCGCTTCGATGATGCGCTGCATCTCATGGCCGCAAGTCCACCGCATGCTTTCTTCGTCCTCGCCAAGATCCTCGGGGATAGTCTCTCTGTCGCATTCGGGCGCGCGGTCCCGGTCTGCGATCTTTCGAAACTCCTGCCGATCGTGGTCACAGATGGTGCAGCGATAGGTATAGAGCGGCATCATTCCCCCGAGGTTGCGGCATTCGCCGCGCTGATTTGTGCGGTATCGAGCGCCGACTGAGCGCCGATTTCGGCAACTTCGATGGCGCGCGCGTTGTTCATCTGCGCGATCAGGACGGCCATGGACTGCTTCAGCCCTTCCGTCTGCTGCTCCATGTGCGCCTTCATGCGCTCGATCATCACCTGATTCTGCGCGTCCATCGCATTACGTTGAGCTTCAAGCTGCTGCTCCTGTGCCGCCTGCTGGGCCTGCGCGCGCTGCTCCATCTGCGCTACCCATGCGTCTAGCTGGGCCTTCTGGCGGTCGTTCTCGGCCTCCTGCTGCAGCTTCTTCATCTCGATCTGGCCGCGCAACTGCTCTGCCTGCATATCGCCCTGCTGCTTGCCCTGCGCGATCTGAAGTTGCGTCTGCGCCTTGACCTGCTCAGGATTCGGCTGCGGATTCTGCATCGCCTGCTTGGCCCGCTTCTCAAGCGCGTCCACCGTCTCCTGCAGGCAGGATTCCATCTGCTTGCCAACAGGGAAAGCTCGAACGGCAAACATCAGCATCTGCCCGAGCAGCGGCATGAGTGACGGGTCTGCACCGTCTGCCGACTTCAGGAAGCCGCCGACCGCCGTCAGGAATTCAGTGCGGTCCTGCTTCTCCTGCATCTGGTCCATCTTCAGCGTCGAATCGGTCTCGATGTCGAGCCGGAAATGACGCATATTGGAATCGCGCAGGAGCTTATCGACCTCTTCCCATGTCGGCTCAGTGAACGGCTTTTCCATGTCGTCGGGAAGCTGGCCGCCCGCCTGCTGGATCATCTGCGCGATCTGCTTTTCCTGCTGCGTCATTAGCGGATAGCCGGAAATCTCGGCAAGCGTCTTGATGTCAAACTGGTTCGCCAGCACTTCAGCCACCAGCACGACGACATCGCGAGCGAAACGCTGAACCTCGGCCTGCATGTCAACGAGCCTGATCGACGCCCAGTTCGACTTGATCTTCTGCGCGCCATAGGTTTCGTCTGGATCAGTCGAGCCACGGATGATGTCGGCCATGCCGGTGATCTCATATAGGTCCTGCTTGACCTTCTCGCGCGTGTCGTAGAGGCTCAGCAGTGTCTGCGCGATCATGTCCATCGGCAGTAGCTCTACCGCGCCTTTCATGCCGCCCTTCTCGGCGAATGCTGCCCACGAATCGACCGGAACGAGCCGGTTTTCATAGCCGCCCGACAATAGTTGCTGCAAACCCGGCGTGCTCGAATCGTAGACGCCCACCACGCGCAGCGCATCAGCAAGCAGTTTCGCGCGCGATGTCAGATCGTCAAGCTGATTCGCCTGATCCTGATACATCGCGTAGTCGGGGACCGGTATAACCGTGTCGTTCGCGTGGTTCGGAAGCATCGGACGCGGGCAGGGGAAGAAGCCTTCAAGCCCCAGCATGTCGTCGCGCTCGTCGAGCGTCTCGAACATCATTCCCTTGGACAGCCAGATCACCTTTTTCGTGCTCTTGTCCCAGATCTCGTAGATTCGGGCCTTCTGCTGGTATTCGGTGACTTCCTGCCCCTTCAGATCCTCGGGCTTGTAGTCGAGCGGCACGCGCCCGCCCTTTTCCGCGCCGAAACGCTTGACCAGTTCCGGCCGCGTCAGATAGCAGATGCGCCACACAGCGCGGACTTCCTGCCAGGTGCGCGCGATGGTGTGCCCGAAGTCCGACCAGTGCACATAATCGATGTCGATTTCCTCATATTCGACATCAACGATGGGCTCGCCGCTCGATGCATGCTGCTCAACGTCAGGCGCCTGATTGGCGTCCGCGTCATCGTCGATTTCCGGGCCTTCATTGCCAAGCATGCCCTCGCCACCCTCGGCGAAGTGCGGCACATAGCGAATCCAGACCGTACCGCGGCCCGGCAGCAGGCGATCGGTCACGCACTGGCGCGCGGTCAGGAAGAAATCTTCCTTGTCGAGCGTGAAACTCGTTGCACGCTCAAGAATCTGGCACGTAACACGGCCGACGGGATCGGCATCGAGGAACCGGCGCTGAAAATCGGGCTTCGGGTTCTTCGAATAGAGCGCCGGCAGCAGCGTCTGGATATTCGACCACAGCACGTTGTAGCGGCTTTCCTTGCCCTCGCGCGCGTTACGCTCGTCCTTGTACCGGCGCAGGATCTTCTTCGCCTTGGTCTCCCATTCGGAAGCCTTGGATTCGTATAGCTCGATCTCCTTCACCCATCGCGTGACGGTGTTGTCGGTCGAGAGCTGCGTATCGCCCTGTGCGCGCGCTTCAGTCATGATTTCAGCCCGAGATAAAGCCGACAGTGGCCGAAACCGTGCCGCCGATGACCACGTTCAGACCAGCCGAGAAGGCAAACGGCAGCGGATACCACGTACCGGCTACCGGCGTGAACGTATCGACGATCTTCGTGTTCGTCCCGTTCGCCGCGTCGTCGTAGACCGTGATCGTCGGCGTATTGCTCGCCGAGCTGACGAAGATGCCGCCCATGATCCCATCCACCTTGCACACGTTGCCAGAGGTGATGGTCTGCTTGTAGGTGAAGCCTGCTGTGGTGTGGTTCATGATTGACCTCAGTTATATTCGTAGACGATGACGAGACCGGCCTTACCTGCGCCACCTGCGGCCGCCGCGCCAGTTCCGCCCGTTGCTCCGCCACTGCCGCCCGATCCAGGCCCAACACCTGCGATGCCAGGCAGCGACGATGCGCCGGCCGCGAATTGCTGATTGGAGGTCTGCCCAATAACAGAAGCGGCTCCGATACCAGGAATTTCTAAGTTCGATCCGGTCAGTCCGTAGCCTCCAGATGACCCCTGCGAACTGATAAGCGTTGTCGCGCCCGATATTGTCGGCGTGCCACCACCATTGCCGCCCGTGATCGTGAATCCAATGGTGGCTGTTGTCGTTCCCCCATTCCCACCAGAGCCACCCGGGCATGACACGATTGCCCCAAACGAAGTCGCACCGCCAGCACCTCCAGCATTGGCGCCTGCCGTCCCCGCTGCGCCTGCCGCACCGATCGTGACCGTAACGCCAGAAAATGCGCTTGTAATTCTGACTTTCGCATATGCGCCGGCCCCACCACCTGCTCCGCCGGCCCCACTTGCAGCAGCGCCACCACCACCGCCGCCGCCGCCAACTGCCTCGACGACTACGCTATTCGTGCCCGCCGTAGGCGTGTATGTGCCGCCCGCAGTAAAGACCTGAATGCCGATCAGCCGACCGGAGGTTGCACCGGATGCGCATGAGAACCCGGAACCGCTTGTCCATTGCAATGCGTTGCCGGCCGCGCTGCAACTTGGCATGACAAACGCGGTAGGCGAGGCAGATGAACCAGTAGCATTTGAGACGACTGTATTTGCAGCCTGCGCGGCAAGAGAGGATGCCGGAAGGCTGCCCCATGTGACTGTGCTCGATGGCCCAGAAGAAAGAACAACCTGGCCGGAAGTCGATCCAGCAGGGTTTAGCAACTGGACCGGATTGAGCGTTGTACCCCATCCAGTGATCGCTGTTAGAAGCGCAATAGCGCCGATGAGTAGCTTTTTCATTTCATTCCTCAAGTTACCAACCAGCCGGTATAAACGAAACAGTCGCCGCGCCTACGGTGCTCACGTTCGCCACCGTCACATTGAATACGCCGTTCAGCGCAATCCGATTACCGTTCGGCGCGCTGCCATAGGCGTTCGATTCCAGAACGCCATACCGCGTATGCACCCCATCCCCATAGATGACGTTGTTTTCCACTACGTTCTGCGTCGCAGTTCCGGTGTTCTGATAGATCAGAATGCCGCCGTCGTTCGGCAGCCCTAGCATTCCAGCCGAGAAAATGCTGTTTCCGGTCACAATATTCGCGGCGTTAGATGTCTGTGAGCCGGCAATAGCGATCCCCGACTTGCCAGATCGCAGGACGACGTTGTTGGAAATGATGTTCAGGCTGCTCGACCCACCGGTCGAAGCCTCAATAGACATACCAAAATCCTGCGATTGGGAGCCAGTCCAGCGCACCGTGCACCCCGAGATGATGCAACTGCTCGAATTGGTGATGTTGATCCCTTCCGCCGCCGAATCCTGTGCAAAGCAGCCTGTGATTCGGCACGATGTGCAACCGTTCAGATTTACACCGAAGCCGCTGCCCGTCAGCAGGTAGGTCCTGCAACCCCGCACTTCGCTATTCGTTTCATTCGTCATCTGGAAGTGATGACTCCCAACCACTCCGGTTACATAGCAGTCAATTACCCGGTTCCAGCTTCCGTTCTGAACCTCAATGCCAATCGTCGCGGCTGCCAGGATGGTGACTCGCTCCACCTCGCAATTGATCGC